CTCCTTCGATGCGCTGAAGTAGCAGTCGTCGACGGGCATGTCCCATAAATCGGACACGTTGCGGCAGCAGATGGTGTCCACGTCGAGCGAGAGGATTCGGTCGATGTCGGCCAGCTCTGGCATGAGCGCGAGCGCCGCACGCATGAGGGCGAGGTACGAGAAGTGCGTCCTCATCGACGGCGAGTCCGAAGGGAAGAACTGCTGGCCGCTCACGTCGAGCACCTCGCAGAAGTCCGGCAGCCAGTAGTCGTAGTCGCCTTCGGTCAGCAGCCAGACCTTGTCCACGTCGCTGTTCGCGATGAGCGACTTCGCGGCCGTCTGCATGTCGCCGTATAGGTTTTTCGAACCGCTGTAGAGCGCGTGTTTCATGAGTTCACCTTCCTGTGCAGCTCGTCGACCAGTGCGAGCGCCTTGAGCACGACGCGCAGGTCGAACTTCTTACCTCCGCATTTGACGACCACGGTCCCGTACATCGGGTAGTCCAGGTCGATGAGCGTGTACTCGGGGGAGTGGGGCCAATTGTCGGCTTTGACCGTGTACGAGCGGTACTCGCCCGTCGTCAGGCGCTTGGATGGGTGCAGCTCGAGCTGCGGGATTGTCGTGCTCATAGGATCGCCTCGTATTCGTCCTTGTGCCGCAGGTACGCGACGTACGCGCACAGCTCTGCCATGAATCCGTCGATGCGGTTGACTGCCTTGCCAGCTACTTTGTGGAACTTGAGGTTGGCGTTGTTGTCGGTGGAAACCTGGATGTTCATTCTGTTCCATTCGTTGATGGGATTGTGCCCGTCAACGACGAAGTTCCCGGCGAACTGCGCACGCAGCTCCTTGCCGGGCATTGAGAGCGTCTGCGGACCCTGGCGCACCTTCTCGCACAGCTCCTTGCCCGTGTACTGCACGAGCTGCTCCTCGTCGGTGCCGAGGATATGCCACGGGTCGTAGCCCACCGCGAACGTGTAGACGTCGAAGTTCTCCTTGATCTCCTCCAGCCATTCCACGAACACCCGCTTTGGGACCGTGTTCCCCGGAACGGTGCGCAGCAGCCCGCGTTCCTCCCATTGGCGGTACGGTACGTCGTCCCTCTCGCGCCTGTACCCGCTGTTCCTGTTGAGCGCATCCTCTGGGAGCCAGTACATCGACAGCTCGTAAATCTTCGGGTCTCCTCTGCGCATCATGAGGAACTTGCCGGCGCTCAGGTCGGTGGTGTCGCTCGCGTCGAATCCTCCGATGCCGTAGCGGAAGCCGATGTCGGAGTACTTGCCAGATTCGGGAAGCTCCGGCAACGGCTCCTCGTTGACGGCCTCCTCGAAGGACAGCCACGCCGCCGCACGCGACTCCGGCATGTTGAAGTCCTTCGTCATGAGGGTGGGCATGAACGACGGGTCCTGCTTGCCCTTGTTGACGGCGTCCTTCATGTAGTCCCACGACTTGATGGTTCCGAGCCCTGGATTCGCTTTGATCCAGCAGCTCTCGTCGGTCCACTCGCCCCTGTCGTCGAGCTCGTATATGACGGGCAGCATGCGGTCGTCCTCGATCTTGCCATCCAGGATTCCGCATGCATAGTCGTACTGGTCGTCGAACAGGTTCTCGCGCTCGAAGCCGTTGGTCGTGATTGCGAGTATCATCGGTTGCCTGCGTGCCGACATCGCCTGCTTGATGAGGTCGTACTGGTCGCGGTTGGTGCATGCGGCCATCTCGTCGAACAGACAGAAGTGGACGTTCAGGCCGTCGAGGTGGCGTGTCTGGTTGGTGAGCACCGTGATGTAGCCGTCGTTGCGGTCGAACATGATGCCGTCCTGGTCGCGGTCGGGAACCGTGCCCTTTCGGAGTGCGTTGCTCAGCTCCTTCGAGCGCTTGACCATCTTGAGGGCCACGCCGTAGGCGAGCGACGCCTGGCTCTTGCTGGTTGCAACGTGGTAGTTCTGAGGTGCGCCCTCGCCATCGGCGACGAGCATGTACAGGCAGATTGCAGCACCGGTGGTGGACTTCGAGTTCTTCCTACCGAGCACCCACAGCGTTTCCTGGAACTGCCTGCAACCATCGTCGTCGACGAACCCGAACATCATCTCGATGACTGCCTTCTGGAACGGCTCGAGCAGCATCTGCTTCCCGCTCTCAGGCAGCACACAGAACGTCTCTATGAACTTCACCGGCCTCTCGGCCCTGTCGATGTCGAAGTGCCAGCGCTTGTAGCCGTTCTCGAAGCGCGGGAGCATCATCTCGGCGAGCTGCTTTATGCGCCTGCATGCGACTATCTTGCCCGACTGTACGTCGAGCAGATATTGCTCTGCCGCCGATATTCGCCTACTTCTCGTCAATGCGCCTCTCCCAGTGCTTGCATTCGATTGCGAATGGGAAATACAGCTGGAAGTCGTTCAGCTCGCATTCAACCATGCGGTTGCCCTGGGCGTCCTGCGTCTCCGCCGTCTTGTGTGCGCATGTGTTGCAGCTCTTGTCTTTCATTTCCCCTCCTCGTCTCCGAGAATGCCGAAAAGGTCCGCCGATATGCGGCTGTTGGCGGTGGAGAGCTGGCCGTGTTCGTAGGCGAGGGCCGACCTCTCCGACTGCTTCAGCCTGACCTCGTCGCGCGTTGTTGCGGGCTTCGAGTTGAGCGCGGAAATCTTGTCGGCTATCTCGGCGAGCCTCGATTTGTTCTTGCGGTACTCGGCGAGCTGGGCGAGCACGATGGCCCTCTGCGCTTCGTTCATGCTCGCGGCGCGTTGCTCGACGGCCTGCTCCAACTTGGTCTTCCTACCCAAAACCACTCCTAAGCGGTGCAAATCGGTGCCATATCGGTGCATCGCCGCCTGTTCGTACGATGTACCAGTAATGGTACTACGATGTTTAAGCAAGTGTACCATGCATGGGACGGGCTGGGGCAGTATGGTCAAAATCCTCGACAAGATTCTCGGAAAGAGCAGGGGCAAGGTGGCCTCCGCCATGGAGACCGTTGGCAACAAGCCCTATACGGTCGGGTGGAGCGGTTCGATGTACCAGCAGGTTCTCGTGCGCAGCGTCATCGAGCGATTCGCGATAGCCTGTTCCAAGCTCAAACCGGAAATCCACGGTACGGCGCGTCCAAGAGTGCGCAGGGCCATCGAGACGTCTCCGAACGAGTTCCAGACGTGGCCGCAGTTCCTGTATCGGTGCGCAACGCTCTACATGAACAACACCACGGTGTGCGTTGTGCCGGAGTACAAGCCCGGAAGCGACGTGCAGATCGGGTTCTACCCGGTGCCGCTGGCTTTCGCCGAGGTGGTGGACCACGCGGGCGAGTACTGGCTGCGCTGGCATATGCCTGACGGGGAGCGTCGGGTGGTTGAGCTCAAGTACGTCGCCATCGTCACGCGGTTCCAGTACATGAGCGACTGGTTCGGAGATGGGAACATCCTCGCCAACACGCTCTCGATGCTCAAGGCGCAGGAGGACGCCCAGAAGCAGTCCATCAACGACTCGGCCCAGCTGCGCTTCATCGGCCAGTTCAACGGCCAGGTACGCGAAGAGGACATGAAGAAGAAGCGCGACCGGTTCGCGCAGGACAACCTGAGCGGAGACAACGGCACGCCGCTGATGGTGTACGACAACACGTTCTCCTCGATCGAGCAGCTCAAGGCCCAGAACTGGACCATCCCGTCCGACGAGATGGAGCGCATCGAGAACAACGTGTTCGACTACTTCGGCACGAACCGCCGCATCCTCCAGAATGCATACGACGAGAACGCGTGGGACGCATTCTACGAGGGATCCGTCGAGCCGTTCGCGCTCGCACTGGGCGAGGCGCTGACCAAGGCCACGTTCACCATGCGCGAGCGCCCCGCCAACCGCATCATGTTCAGCTCCAACAGGCTCGAGTACGCGTCGGCCGCCTCCAAGCGAAACATGAACAAGGACATGACCGACCGCGCCCTGATGATGGTCAACGAGGGCCGCGAGATCCTGGGCCTGCCGCCCGTGGACGGCGGCGACGTGTTCATCCTTCGCGGCGAGTACAAGGTGGGCCACTCCCTCGAGGAGATCTTCCAGGCGCAGAAGGCCAAGGCCGACGCTGACGCGAGGGGCGGCGGGCGAACCGTCACATCCGAGAGCGACAAGGACGGGGCCGATTCCGATTCGATCCGCCCGGACTCCGAGGGCTACGGAAGCCCAGGCGACACAGACACGGGCGATGTCACATCAGTCAACCAGGACCGCTGGTCCGAGAACGCTTCGTAGGAAGGAGCGGTCATGCCAGTGAAAACAGACGAGCGCCAGTACCGCACGATGAGCACGCCGCTCTTCGTGCCCGACTTCGGCGACGATGACGACCGCGATATGGACGAGGTCGTCGACCAGATCAAGAACAGGTTCAGCAGCGACTACTACGTGGAGGGGTACGCCACCACGTTCGAGGACCCGTACCTGCTGTTCGAGGACCCGTACGACGGCTGGAAGTACGTCGAGATAATCGACCGCCACGCGCTGGATGATGCCGACCTGTCCGACGTCATCTTCCAGTACGACCACGAGGGGCGCGTGTACGCACGCAACACGAACAACACGCTCTACTTCGAGCCAAACGACCACGGCATGTTCATCGCGGCCGACCTCGGCAAGACGAGCCTCGCACGACAAATGTACGAGGACATCCAGGCCGGCAACGTGCGCAGCATGAGCTGGGCGTTCGTGCCGTCCGAGGAGGTCCACACCGAGGACCGCGAGAACAGGGTCCACACGTGCCGCATCACGCGGGTGAAGAAGGTCTATGACGTTTCTGCCGTGTCGTACCCGGCCGACCCGAATACAGAGATAAGCGCCAGGAACCTCGTTAACGGAGAGATCGAGGCAAGGAAGCTGCGGGAGTCGCAGCAGCGCGAAAAGCTTGACCG